GTCAACTCAAATCTTATTCCAGAATACATACTAATAATACTAATAAGATAACACTGACATCATCACGATCAGAGGTACTGCGTGGCAAGATCAATACATATTAGACTGCTTAGGAAAAGACGTATAAAGTTTGAGAGTACTTACTAGTGGGAAGAAGGTGTAGCTAGTGCACAAGCCTTCTAAGACTTACAAGTCTATAATACTCTCAGCAATGGGTCTGTAGAGAGAGGTCAGAGATCTAGCACTAAGCAATAATAATATGATGGTGAACGGCTACAGCTAATAAGTGCAAGGCGTGAACGAGACAATTAGCATACCAGAATTCAACCAGTATTCTAAGTAGTACAAGTAACTCCTCTTACAAGAGCAAGAAGTTCCTACGCAGTCAACAGGAAGTAAGGAGTAGACTAGTTAGATCAAAACTTACACAGAAGGCTATTTTGTCAACAAACCTTACTTGGAGATACAGGATTTGCCCAAACACCTCCCCTTCAGTCAAGAATATTCAGAGTACCACACATAAAGCATGAGCAAGCTTTCTGAATATTATCAAGCCAACATCGGGTTATGTATAAAAAGAGGTGTATTAGTAGAGCCAGATTACGACTGCTTGAACATATCTACAGGCTGGAAACCTGACCTCTAGAATTATGAATTTCACAGTAAGACTATAGACAACCTATTCTATGGCTTATATCATAGGTTCTTCGCCTCTCATCTGTACTTAGACGAAAAAGAACTAGATGCTTTCAAGAGTTTCTGTGACGATGTGTATCTACCCCCCATAAAAAAGAAAATATCCAACTTCGACTACAGCTACGTGAGGGATTACAATCCTATGAGAGATATCAATTCTAGGGAAGGGTTCAGTCAGAGCAAGAAAGATGCCTACATGAAGTAACTAATAAAAGAATGTCAACATTCACGTGTAAGTAGCGGTAGCTTCAACACTATTCTTAAGGGAGGAGAAGTGTACAGTGCCGAATTAAACAAATTCGTACATCATTCAGTGGTAGGAGTCTCCGAAAGACCTCGTACAATCTGCAACCCTAGTTCAGAATATTGCGGACTCCTCACACTACTATAGACCTTATTCTGGAAAAGCCTAAAGAACGCAATGCCAGGTTTTATATAAGGGTATAATAAGAAGTAGCTACAAAAAATATTTACTAGTAACGTCTCTAGAGACATGCTTAGCCACTCAATTGATGGTAGTGCATTTGAGAGCACGCAACACACAGCATTGAGATAAGTTGCAGTTGATCCAATTACTACACTTTTAGTCGACAAGATCTTTGAATAAATACTACAGAACGAGTGGTTTATCAACAACGTGCCAGACATCTAACAGCTAAAGGTCAGCTTCAAGCAGTTATGCACTAACCATAGGAGTATATTATTCGTATAGCTGCCAGGAATCGG